GTCCTAATCCTTATGGACTCAGAGCATTCGAGACAGACACAGGTTACGGCGGCGAGATGATGCCTAAGACTGCGGGCTGGGCCGGAGAGATTCCATCGCTAGCTAAAGAAGGCAATGTACTAACAGAGGTTTCATTAGGCGGCGACAAAGGTGAGCCATTCTATCCAATGGTATTCGAAGGTATTACACCCGAGCAGATAGAGATTGTTAGAGACTATGAAGCGGGCTTACGTGAAGACAATGATCCTGCAGTTATTGCAATGAAGAATCTAGCCAAGCATGTAGCACTCACAAGAATGCATATGCACCAATCACCATTTAAAGATGTAAAGATGGCAGCAGGTGGTAAAGTCGGCGCATTAGAAAAGATTGTAAAAGCTGCGGTTGACACAGCTAAAGAGATGAAGTTGCCCGCGCCCGAGAATGCAGCACGCACACAAATTGCAGGCACAAAGCCAACATACGATAAAGCACGCGAACTACTTAAGCTCCAGGGCGTTGATAAGAACATCATCGACTTCGGTGCAGGTAAAGGTGTAGGCTCATACGGATGGGCAGACACATACGAACCCTATGCTAAAGGATGGTACCCAACCTATACAAAGGCAGAAGACATTCCGTCAGATAAATATTCAGGCCTACTTAATTTAAACGTACTCAACGTACTTCCTCCTGAGTTACGCGCACAAGCTATTGAGAACATGGGCCGCGTCCTAGAAAAAGGTGGACAAGGTTTAGTAACGACTCGCGGCAAAGATGTCATGAGTGGATTAGCCGGCGGCCGACCAGGACCTGAACCTATGTCAGTGATTACATCATGGGATACATATCAAAAAGGATTCACAGGCCAAGAACTAGAAGACGAACTCAAACGTGTATTAGGATCAGGCTTTGACATTAATAAGTTTAACCTAGGCCCAGCCGGAGCTAAGATACAGAAGAAGGCAGAAGGCGGAAAAGTAGAGTTAGATAAATATCCACTCGATGCTCCAGTAGAATTCTTAGACAATCCAAAACCTACAGCTTACGAAACATTTAAAAATGTGTTGAGCAATCCAGGACCTTTTGCAAAATCATTAGGCACTAAAGCTGTTAATGAACTTAAAGAAGAAGCGCCAAGAAAAGCACAAGACTTTGCAGACATACTTAATGACTATCTTGCAACTTATGGTGGCGCACCAGTTGACCTAGCTAACTTAGCACTTACTCCAGTAGGGTTAGGATCACAGAAACCATTCCTAGGATCACAATACATTAAAGACAAAATGGTACAAGCGGGCGTTCATTCAGGAACTGAAAGACCATTGATTAACATTGCTTCAACATTCTTAACGCCAGGCACCATTGCACGCACAGGAGCTAAAGGTGTTGGCGCAATAGGATCAGAACTTGCACGTCAAGTACAAACAGGTGAAGGTATTGTTGGCCGCAATGTTATTAACCCACGTCAAAACATTATCAAAGACCCAGGCGGTATGTTAGTCGGTGGCGAGAAAGATTTAGATAACGAACTTCTTTATATGAAAAAAACTGAAAATGCATATCCTCATGCACAAGCAAACTTTGCTACTGATCAAAAAGATACAAACGCTGTTGCATTAAATAATTGGATTGATACCAAAGTTAGAAAATATTTACGCAATCAAGCAGGAACGGAAGCAGACCCAATACTTAAGACTATTGAATCAGGTGTAGAACACAATTTTCAACCAGCAATGGGTGACACTAAATATGCTGTAAAAACTAAACGCTTTGCTATTGGCAAACCTGAAGAGGGGATTGCTAAAACAGATTTAGGTAAAGAGTTTGAATACAAAGTTGATTCAATGTTTGATCCCCATAGTACTGTAGAAATTAAAGATATTTTAAATAATCCAATGGAGTTTGCTGATCCAGCTACAGCAGAAAGACGTAGAGCGTCACTACTTCGTGTTGAACATGATCTTCCTATTGACAATGAAAAAGATGTTGAAGCCCTTAGATTAATTAATCATATACCTGATCAATATGTACACACATTAAGCGGCACTAATATTACAGAACGCTTAGGACTTAACCATGTCAGTGACGTTCTTATGGAAGACTTACAAGCTGGCCGAATAACACCTCAGCAACTTGATCAAATGTCTATTGAGAAAGCAGTACGCCGCACAGCAGAGTACGACGCACAAAAAGCTAAAGAGATGGCTAAGGCAAGTGCACAATCTGTAGAGGGCATGCCAATACCTAAGGCATACGATGACGGCTTCAAATGGGTAGAACTTAAACATCCTACTGATGCAGAAAAAACAAAAGGTGCACTCAAGTCTGAAGGTGAGATGATGGGTCATTGCGTTGGTAGCTATTGTCCTCAAGTTGAAAGTGGAGAAACACAAATATTTTCATTACGCGGCCCTGATAACAAATCACATGTCACTATAGAAGTTTCTAAAAAGAACAATCTTAATAGTTGGCTAAAAGCAAACGAAGAAGAGATTAATAAAGATCCTTTAATTAAACAAATGCATTATCCAAATCCTGATGAAAGATACCCAGGACAATATACACAAGAAGAAACAGATGCAGCATACATAGGTGACATCACTAAGATGTTAAAAAGAAAAGGTGCTCCAGTACATGAAGCTGAAGACGCATGGATAGATATTGTTCAAGTTAAAGGCAAACAAAACAAACGCCCTGATGACAAGTATCAAAAATATGTAACTGACTTTGTAAAAAGTAATGTAGCTAAACATGAAATTACAGACATACGTGAATTGCAAAACACTAATCTTAATGATGTTCAATCTATGATAGCTGAAGGTTTAGTTCCAAAAGAATTGCATTTTAATCCTGAGATAACTAAAGCATTAAAAGCTAGATACCCTGCATTTAATAATTTAATGGCTAGTGATAAAGAAGATATGACATATCAGCTATTTAAAGATATTGCTAAAGACTTTGCAAGTAAAAACAAATACTACATCTCAAATGAAGACATTATTAATGCAGCAAGAAGTATGTACAAAAACAAACCTGGCCACAAATCTGGTGGTTCTGTTACAAAGAATGACTTAGAGAAAGAATTTAAACTTAACAACATTATTGAAATACCAAGGAGACGTTATGGCTGAGATGCCCATTGACCCTGAGTTCGGTCGCAACATACAAGGAATGCCTGATCCTCAAGGTCAGCCAACAGAAGGAGCCCCTGAAGAAGGTTTAGAAATAGACCTTATGCAATACGACGAAGATAGTAATGTCGAAGAATTGCCTGATGGTTCAGCCGTAGTTACTTTGGATACTGAAGGCCCTGAAGAAGACGAGGACTTTTACTCTAACTTAGCAGAGTCTGTAAACATGTACGATTTAGGCAAGGTAGTTACACGCTATCTTGATTTAGTAGACAAGGATAAAGATGCAAGAGAAAAAAGAGACAAGCAGTATGAAGAAGGTATTCGCAGAACTGGGCTGGGTGATGATGCTCCTGGGGGCGCGAATTTTATGGGAGCTTCTCGTGTTGTACACCCTGTTATGGCAGAAGCTTGCGTTGACTTCGCGTCTAGCGCAATTAAAGAAATGTTTCCACCTGATGGTCCAGTACGTACGAAAGTATTAGGGGATGTAACAGACGAAAAGACTGAAACAGCAGAACGCAAACGTGACTACATGAACTGGCAGCTCACAGAACAGATTGAAGAGTTCCGTGATGAGCAAGAACAATTACTCACACAGTTGCCACTCGGCGGATCACAGTTCTTAAAACTATGGTATGACGAGAAGATGAAACGTCCTCGCGCAGAGTTCGTTCCTATTGACAACATCTTACTACCGTTTGCTTCAGTGAACTTTTATACAGCGCAGCGTATTACTGAAGTACAAGATATTACAGATTGGGAAATGCAACAACGTATTGACTCAGGTCTTTACAGAGACATATCTTATATCAGAGCTACTATGGAGCCTGAAGAAACTGGTCCTGAAAAAGCATCTAACAAAGTTGAAGGTAAACAATACCAAGATGGCGCAGATGGATTACGCCGCGTATTACATATCTACACACACTTAGAAATTGATGATGACAAAAAGACTAAGGGCGATTCAGCACCTTATATTCTTATGATTGATTCACTTGACCGCGAAGTATTAGGTCTATATAGAAACTGGGAGGAAGGCGATGATACCTTTACTAAGCTGGACTGGCTTATCGAATTTAAGTTCATACCTTGGAGAGGCGCTTATGCAATCGGCTTGCCTCATCTTATTGGCGGCCTCAGCGCTGCTCTTACTGGCGCTCTACGCGCTTTACTTGATACTGCTCATATTAATAACAGTGCTACTATGCTTAAGCTCAAAGGTGCAAAAGTTAGCGGACAATCTGATGTTATTGAAGTCACGCAAGTCACAGAAATAGAAGCGGGCCCTGGTGTTGATGATGTACGTAAAATTGCAATGCCTATGCCATTTAATCCACCAAGCCCAGTACTATTCCAATTACTTGGCTGGTTAGATAATGCAGCTAAAGGTGTAGTCTCTACATCAGAAGAAAAGATTGCCGACATTCAAGCTAATGCACCGGTAGGAACTACACAAGCATTGATCGAACAAGGCGCTAAAGTATTCTCAGCTATTCACGCAAGACTACATGAATCACAACGCCGCGTCTTACAAGTATTAGGCCGCATCAATCGCTGGTACTTAGATGACATGAAGAAGGGTGATGTTGTTGAAGACTTAGTTATTAGTCGCAATGACTTCAAACGTAACTCTGATGTTATTCCAGTTTCTGATCCGCATATTTTCTCAGAAACACAACGTATGGCACAGAACCAAGCTGTACTTGCATTGATGACTCAGTTCCCACAATCATTCGATCAGAATGCTGTGTTACAGCGCGTATTAAAACAAATGAAGATTCCTAATGTGAATGAGTTGATGCCTGCATCTGCTAAACCACTTGAGATGGATGCTTCAAATGAAAATGCAGCTATGGCATTAGGTAAGCCAGCTTTTGCTTATCCACGTCAAGATCAATTGGCTCATTTACAAACTCACTTAACTTTTGCCCTTGATCCTGCATTAGGTTCTAACAACTTAATTGCACCAAGATACATACCCCTTGTGTTAGAACACATCAAACAACACATGATGTTGTGGTATACGCAACAAATGAGTGGCTATATTACTCATGGTAATGATCTTAAGATTGGCAAATATGAAGAGTCTAAATTTGCTAAAGAAATTGATAAGGCAATTGCATTGGCCAGCGAACACGTCAAGATGGATACGCAAGAAGTATTCTCAGGCGTTATGCCGGCGCTACAGCAACTTGGACAACTTATGCAGCAATTCAAACCAGAAGCACCTATACCTCCAGCTGATCAAGCGCTTCTACAAGCGTCTATGGCTGAGACTCAACGTCGTGCTGCTAAAGATCAACTTGATAATCAATTCGATCAAGCAAAACTTCAAGCTGACATGAACGAGAAAGCAACACAGCGTCAAACTAATGTCGCTATGAATGCTGAAAACAACTTAACACAAGAGAGGATCAAGACAGCAGAACTTACTGTTGACGAACTTCGCTTGCGTAAAGAGCAGGAGCAGACTGCTATAAAACTGCAACATGAAGCACAACGTAACTTAGGGGGAATATAAATGGCAACAACAGATAAAGATCAAGCTGGCGATTTAGTCAATATGCGTAAACGTATTAGTCATGGCGCATGGTTAGATGGCGAGTCTTTACAAGAATCTTCAAGTGCAACTATGCCGAAAGCAAATTCGGACCATGGTAACTTTGAGAGCAGTGCTATCAAGAAAAGCAACGCATGAGGTATATATCCGACATTATCGACGCTGTAAAAGCTCGTCAGGTTGAGATTGAAAAGGCATTAGCAAACGGAAACGCTGCTAATTTCGATTCATACCAACGCCTTGTCGGAGAGTACGCAGGCCTAGCTGCCGCGATAGATATTATTAACAACCTTTTAAAAGAAAAGGAAGCAAGAGAAAATGAGCAATAGCACAGATGCGGGTAATTCCGCTGATTTACGGGAAGCTTTTCCTGTTGTAGACCCTGGAGCTGTACCATTAGGCGCACGTGTATTAGTACAAATGCGTTTACCAAAAAAGAAAATGACCTCATCAGGCATTATTCTTGCCGCAGAGACAGTGGATACTGAAAAAGCACAAAATCCTGTTGGAAAAGTAGTATCAATAGGACCATTGGCGTTTAAGAAGCGCGACACAATGGAATCGTGGCCAGAAGGTTCATGGGTAGAAGTGGGCGATTTCGTCCGCGTACCACGATGGACTGGTGATAGATGGGAAATTCAAGTGAATAAAGACGAAATTGTCCAGTTCATGCTTATGAATGACCATGAAATCATCGCTAAATTAACAAGTAATCCACTAGAAATGAGGGCATTTATATGAGCGAAAAAGATAAAGATGAAATTATTGACGTTAAAGAAGAATTAGATGGTTCAGCAGTGATTGAATTACCTGATAGCATCCCTTCACCAGACGTTAAAGAAGAGATACAAGCAAAACAAGCTAACGAAGACTCAGATGAGGCTGATGAACGTGCCAGAGCTGCAGAAATGGCTGATGGCGGCGAGATTGATTCAGAAGCTGAAGCACTTCGTGAAGCTAAAAGATCAAAAAGAAGAGCTCGTAAAGAGTATCATAAGCAAGTATCCGTAGAGAAAGACAAGACTCTACATTTTTTAGAGCGCCAAAACCAAGAATTATTAGAAAGATTGGCGGTTGTTGAGAAAAAGACACAAGGCTCTGAAATTGCACGCATAAATAAGGCTATTGAAGATCAAGAAACCAAAATTTTGTTTGCAAAACAGAAAATTGAAGAAGCAACATCGACTGGTGACGGAAAGTTACTCACTTCAGCACAAGAAATGTGGTTTGAAGCGCGTAAACAATTCGAAGCCCTTGATAACCTCAAGAGACAGTCTGTAGCTCCACAGCAACAACAAACGATTCAGGCTCCTGACCCTATGGTTCAACGCCATGCAAGCAATTGGATGGTAGATAACCAATGGTATGACCCAAATGGGCGTGATGCTGACTCAAAAGTTGCTATAACTATTGATCAAGCACTTGCCGACGAAGGTTGGAACCCAAAATCGCAAGAATATTGGGAAGAGCTCGATAATCGCCTTGCAAAATACTTACCGCACCGTTATAGTGGGGAGGTAGAAAGCGTTAGTCCATCTACAAGAAGACCTAAAAATGTTGTAACAAGTTCAGGTCGGGAAAACGCTGCAAGCAGTGGTGGTAGAGGTAATACCTTTACTTTAACACCTGATCAAGTCAGGGCCATGAAAGATGCAGGCATGTGGGATGATCCCGATAAGCGTGCGAAGATGATTCGCAGATACGCTACCGAAAAACTTAGTCAACGATAAATTATAGGAGAATTAAAATGGATTCACGTTTAAAAAAATCATTATCTGCTGGTGGACGCGAAAATCGCGCGAGTCTTGATTCAGTTCGAGAGGCACCGGAGGATACGTTCGTATCGGCTGATGAGCGTCGTAAGATGTGGAAAGACGAATGGACACAAAGCGCACTGCCACACGTCCCTGAAATGAAGGGTTGGCACTTATGCTGGTTGTCATCAAATAATAGTTATGACAGCATCGATAAACGTATCAGATTAGGATATACCCCAGTGAAAGTTGAGGACATTCCAGGATTTGAAAATTATCGAGTCAAAGCAGGTCAATATGATGGTTATATTGCTTGCAACGAAATGCTTCTATTCAAGATACCAGAAGATATGTATCAAGAAGTTATGAAACATTTCCACCATGATGCACCGTTTGAAGAAGCGAATAAAATCAAACTTCAAGCAGAGCAACAACTTGGTGGTAGAGACAGCAATGGTAAGCCACTTGGTCAAATTGAAGGCGACGGTATGGACAGTATCGACAAACCGACTGTTGCACCTAGTTTCGGCTAGAGCAACTTTTATAAATTATTAAGGAGTTCATATGTCAGCAACATCAGCTCCGTTCGGTTTACGTCCTGCGTTCCATCCTTCTGGTTTGGACCGCGCACAGGCGTTAGCTAACGGCATTGCAAGTGCTTACGGAACCGACATACTTAAAGGGCAACCAGTTAAGTATATCGCTTCATCCGGTACTATTGAACCTGTTGATGCAACATCTGACGCTTTCGCAGGCGCATTCGCCGGCGTAGAGTGGACAGACACAACAGGTAGACGTCGCGTATCAAACTATTGGCCAGCTTTAACAAGCTACCAAACAGGTTCATGCGTGGCTTATTTTTATAATGATCCGATCATTGTTTACGAAATTCAAGCAGATGGTTCAGTGCCACAAACAGCACTTGGCCTTGATGCAAATTTCACAAACTTGGCAGCAGGTTCTAATGTAACTGGTTTATCACAAGCAACACTAAACCACACACCATTATCATCTGGCGCTCAAGGACAAGTTCAGATTTTGGATATCGCTCCATACCCAGGTAATGACTGGAGTGATAATTTCACAATCGTTAGAGTACAAGTAGCTAAGACACAAATCTCAGCTGTTGTACCTGGCATTTAATAAGGAAGGAATAAACCATGGCAGCTCCAATGCGTAGTACGGACTTCCGAAGTATCGTTGAACCTATCCTTAACGAATGCTTTGACGGAGTCTATGATCAACGTACCGATGAATGGTCACGAGTTTTCCGTGAACAAGAAGGTATACCAAGAAATTATCATGAAGAACCAGTTCTTTATGGTTTTGGTGCAGCACCACAACTACCAGATGGTACGCCAGTAACGTATCAACAAGGTGGCGTGCTCTTCTTAAAACGCTATGTATACAAAGTATACGGTTTAGCGTTTGCTTTAACGAAAGTTTTAGTTGAAGACGGTGATCACATCAGAATCGGTCAAGTTTATGCTAGACATTTAGCACAATCTTTGATTGAAACTAAAGAAACATTATCTGCAAACGTTCTTAACGTTGCATTCAATAACGCTTACCCTGGTGGTGACGGTGTTGCTTTAAACAGCGCATCACACCCTATCGTAAACGGTAATGCAAGCAACTTATTAGCGACTGCAGCTAACTTATCACAAACATCACTTGAACAAATGTTAATTCAAATCAGACAAGCTGTTGACAACAACGGCAAGAAGATTCGTTTAGTTCCAAGACAACTTGTAGTTGCTCCTGGTAACATTTTCCAAGCTGAAGTATTGCTCAAATCTGTATTAAGATCTGGCACTGCTGACAACGATGTCAACCCAATTAAATCAATTGGCTTGCTCGATGAAGGTGCTGCTGTTCTTTCACGTTTGACATCTCCTACAGCATGGTGGGTTCAAACTGATGCTCCTGAAGGCATGAAGCTTCTCATGAGACGTAAGTTAGAAAAAACTATGGAAGGCGACTTCGAAACAGACTCAATGCGTTACAAAGCAACAGAGCGTTACGATGTGGGCTTCACCGATTGGCGTGCTATGTACGGTACACCAGGCGTGTAATAAAACTTGGTGCGGGGGAGAGCAATCTCCCTCCATCATTTAGGTACTAGGGGAATACTGCTTATCTCGACTGCCCTAGCAGACGTTATAGAGACGATATAAGCTATATGCTATAACATAAAAAGGAATATAAAATGGCATTTACAACATTCAGCGGCCCAGTCCGCTCACTCGCAGGCTTTGTAGAGCCAGTGACTTACATCTTCGCTACTGACGTAGTTGATAGTGTAGTTAACATCTCTGCAACAGGTAATTATGTAATTCTTTCACAAGCAGATGGTGGCCCAGCAACTGGTTGCCTCTTAGTTCTTCCAGAAGTAGTTAGTGGAGAATTTAGTTTAGCTGCAGGGCAAAATCAACCAGCTGATGCTCGTTATAATGGCGCTAAAGGCTCTGTTTACAATTACAACGCAAATGCTTTTGCTCTTGGAGGCTATGATGGCCAAACAGTTAATGGTTATGCAGCCGTAACTGTTGCAGCAGGTCACGCAGTTCAATGGGGTGGTAATGGTAATCAAGCTGCACCATGGGGAGCAATCACAACAGCATTTGCTCCAGAAGATTAATTAAAGGGGAAATATAATGGGTGAATTTAAACCAATGGTAAAGATGGAAACTACAGAACCTTCAATTGAGCTCAAACTCAAAAAAGGCGGTAGTGCACATAAGAAAATGAAAGGTGATGCTAAGACTGGTCACAAATCTAGCTCTAAAATGGCTGATGGTGGTATGTTAGGTGCTTTAGCCGGCATGCCTTCTTTAGCTAAAGGTCCTGTAGCTCCTGTTCAAAGATCAAGAGCTCCAGTACGCCCTTCAATGGCCGCAAGACGCGCAGCTATGGCTGCAGGTCCACGCGTTCCAATGAAAAAGGGTGGTAAATGTTACGCTGAAGGCGGTTTAGCTAAGAGCGGTATCATCAAGTCTGAATCAGGCAAGTCAACTATTAGTACAGCAGAACGTACTGACAGATCTCCTGCTAAAACTGGCGACGTTAAACTTGGCAATGGTGGCGGTTATAAAACTGGCGGCGTTGTTAAAGGTAATGGCGGTGGTTATGCTACAGGCGGTGTTGCTCTTGGTAACGCTGGTGGCTTTAAAAAAGGTGGTAGCTCAAAAAAAGCATTTGCTAGTGGTGGTAGTGTAAACAATGAAGGCAAAGCCACTAGCATGCCACAAGGTGCAAAAAGACCTTCAACTCCTGTAAGTATTAATAGACTTTCAGGTACTTTCAAAAAAGGTGGCAACGTATCATCTAAAGTGTTACAAGCTAACTTCAAGAAAGAAAATGCACCTGCTTTAAATGCATCAAAAGCCGTTCTTTTAGATAAGTATTCACCTTATCAAAAAAAAAGTGGCGGTGAAGTAGAGAGTAAAGCCGCACATGCAGCTGAGATGAAACAAATTGGCAAAGTTGAGAAAGAATTAAAATCTCATGAGTCAATGAAAGCATCAAAAGCACATAAAGGTTTAGCTGATGGTGGTGCTGCAAGCGATAAAGATTTTGACAATGCAATTACTTCTTATAGAAATAAGATGCGTGGTCAAGGTCAAGTATCAGACAATGAAAGACGTGTTGCTGCAGAAAAAAGATACCCATCAGGTTTAACTGATAGCGATATTGACAGAGTCATTAATTCAAGACCAGTTCGAGAAGGTATGACACGTTTTGTCGATAAAAAAAATGGCGGTAGAGCTAAGTAACTAGGATGGGGAGGAAACTCCCCTCCATTTTTAATTAAAGGATTCGTATGAAAGTACAAATAGTTTCACAAACAGGTACGGGTTCAACCGACCCTATTGTTGTTAACACGAATACAAACCCATGTAATATTGGCTTTGGTGTAACTGTAACTTCTACAGTTGAATATTCTGTAGAGCATACATTTGCTGATCCTTCAGATTTAACAGGTGCAGTATGGTTTGCGCATCCAACTATATTTGAAAAAGATGATAACCAGGATGGTAACTATGCATTCCCAGTAACTGCAATTAGATTGACTGTTAACTCAGGCGGTGGCGTTGCTCAAATGAACTTAGTACAAGCTGGTATTGCTTAATGCCATATGTTGGTTACACAGGCGTAGCCAACCTAGCAAATACTACTGATGGATTTGCTTTAGGCACAGGTGCTATTAATGACCCTGCTGCCGATACTTATGGTCTTGATGTAGGCGATGGGGGCGTAGTTGATTTATATCATCCAGGAGTTCCACCACCACCAACACCATATTTTATATTGATGGAAAACTCAGGGTACGTCTTTCAAGAAGATGCATCTAAAATTAAATTACAGTAATTGGAGAATTAAATGGCAGACACCAAAATTTCACAGATGCCTGAAGCGGCAACCCTAGACGGCACGGAGATATCGCCTTTAGTTCAGACAGGCAGTAATGTACAACAAACAGTAGAAAATATTGTTGGACAAACATTTCAAGTTACACGAAACATAGGCTTAAATACAACCGCTCCAAATGATTATGGCTCAGGTTGGTCAACGCTTACTATAGGTGGGGTAAACACAAATAACCCCAGTCCTTCAGGATCTGAAATTGATATGGTAGGTGCTGATGGGTCAGTGACATGGCTATATCAAGATGGACCTACTTTTAATATTGAGGCTCAAGGATCTGCAGCTATTAATATTTATTCTTCAGAACAACTTACATTTAACACAGCTTTAAAAACTCCATCACTTACAGGTTATTTATATGGCAATGGCTCAAGCAGTAATGTAACAGCGTCAGCAACTATTCCAGCTTCAAGTATTACAGGTCAGCAATATGCTGAAATTTATGTAACAGGCGCAAGTACTTCACAAACTACAAGTGCAACACCTAATGCTTACACACAATTAACTGCATTTACAACTAATGGTAATGCTAATGGAGCAACGCCTGTTGCCTCATCAGATAAAATTACAATTACTCAAGCAGGTATTTATCAAGTAACTATGACATGCACATTTACTGCATCAAATAATCATACATTTGCTTTCCGTGTATACAACAGTACAACATCAACTGCATATGCAAATACAAATGTCAAAAATCATACCCAATCAACTGATCCACATACATTTACAATAACAGCATTAATTGATGTAGGAGCAAGTCAAGATATAATTATTCAAGTAACAAGCACACAAGCAAGTCAACCATTTGTAATTTCAGACGCAGACTTTGCTGTTATTAAAATAGGATAATTACCATGCCATTAGTTAAAAGTAAATCAGAAGTAGCATTTAAAAAGAACATTAAAGCCGAAATTAAAGCCGGCAAACCACAAAAACAAGCTGTAGCTATTGCATATTCTGTAAAAAGATCTGCTAAAAAAGCTAATGGCGGATCATGTCAATGGTAAAGAAAGGTTTATATGCAAACATTCATGCAAAACGCGAAAGAATTGCTCATGGCAGTAAAGAACGTATGCGCAGAGTTGGTTCAGCAGGCGCTCCTAAACATAAAGATTTCGTGGAGTCTGCTAAGACAGCCAAAGCAAAAGGCGGAGAAGTCAGCCTCTCAGTTGGAAAAGGAGAAAAACTCTCCACAGAACAAGGAGCAGGTTTAACTGCTAAAGGCCGCGCAAAGTATAATAGAGAAACAGGATCAAATTTAAAAGCACCGCAACCTCAAGGAGGCGCTAGAAAAAATAGTTTTTGTGCTCGCATGTCAGGTGTTGTAGAACACTCTAAAGGCGATGCACCAAGAGCTAAAGCATCTTTAAGACGTTGGAACTGCTCAGGTTGGTAAAGGGAAAACATGGCTTATTCAGGTACGGTAGGAACTACAGTAGTAAATGTACAAGAAATTATTGATCACGCAGCGCGTAGATGTGGAAAACTCGCCGAAGAGTTAACTTCAGAACAACAGATTACTGCTAGACAATCTCTTTTTTATTTTTTATCTAGCTTAATTAATATTGGTATTCAATACTGGGCCATTAATAAAAAAGTTATTGGTTTAAACGCCGATCAATACATTTATCAAATGCCTTTAGGTACTAATGACGTACTTAATGTGCTTTATCGTACATTAAATCGTCCTTCTGCGGATTATTCATCATCAACTGCCACAACTGGCAACCTAGCTAATATCTATGATAATGATATTGATACGTACGCTGTTCAAGACTCAGCAGATGGAAGCATAACCCTATTTTACGGCACAAATAACCCTATTTACATCGGCTCTATAGGCTTTATGCCATATGTTGCTGGTGGAGGTGTTGAAGTATGGTCTTATGCGTTTGAAGGATCTCCAGATGGAATTACATGGACTACCTTATACGAAGCTAATGACGTTGTAGTTACTGATAGAGAGTGGATTTGGCAAGATATTAACTTGGGCCAGACAGTTGAATACTACAGAATGAGAGCCTTTAATAGCACAACCTTAGGTTTAAGAGAACTTTATTTTGGTAATAACTCACGCGAAATTATGATGTCTCGTTTAAACCGAGATGATTACACCAATTTACCTAACAAGAATTTTACAGCGAATCAGCCTTATCAATTTTGGTTTGATCGCACAATTCCATACCCAACAGTTTATTTATGGCCAACTCCAAGTGATCCATTTATACAAATGACTGTATGGTACTCTCGCCAAATACAAGATGTAGGTGCTTTAACAGATGAGCTAGAGATTCCACAAAGATGGTTCGAAGCTGTTATTATGAATTTAGCACATAGATTGTCACTTGAATTACCACAGGTCCCTATGGATCGCGTGCAATATTTAGAAAGAATGGCAATTCAGTACTTAAGTGAAGTAGAGCAAGAAGAAAGGGATAAATCACCGATATACTTTGCACCTAATATCAGTGTTTATACTAAATAATGCCCAAATGGCTAGACACAACAGGATACCCTTCGATTGCGATTGCTGTATGCGACCGATGCAAGATGAAAAGGCCCTTTTCGGACCTTCAATCTGATTTTAACTTTCCTGGTCTAAGAGTTTGCAGTCAAGGATGTAAGGATAATTTAGATCCCTATCGCTTACCTGCAAGGCAAACAGAAAGAATTAACTTAAGATTTCCACGCCCTGATCTAAGTGTGGCCGTTGAGGATAATAGCTTAATTACTGGAGCATATAGTAATTCTGTAATTTCTCCTGAAGGCAATACACAAGATCCAGAGAACAATGGAAACCTCGATAACCTAACCGTGAGTCCTTAAACATGGCAAATGTACAGATAACCCAATTACCAAACGCGCAACCGTTAACAGGCAACGAATTAGTACCTATAGTACAAAATGGCCAGACGGTTAAGACGACAACATTAGATATTGCAGCTTCCCCAGTTCTTACGGGTGAGTTTGTATTAATTAATTACGATCCCACATATACAAACAGTCGCTATTTATCAGTTGGCCCATCACTCACACTTACAGACAACGGCGCTTTATCTGATGTAGTCATTGATGTTACAGGTGCTGTAGCTGATTTAAACGCACTAGGTAACGGTATTGTTGTTAAAGATAGTCCTACAACTTTAGTTAACAGAACTATTACATCAGGATCTGTAGGTGTATCAGTAGCTAATGGAGACGGTGTATCAGGCAATCCTGCTATTAGCCTTACAGGCCTTCCTTTAAATTTAGCTCAATTAACAGGTGACGGTGTTCTTTGCTTAAATAGCAGCACATCGATTAATCCGCGCACAATTACAGGAACCGCTGCAAATATTAATGTAACTAACGGCACTGGCGCATCAGGTGATCCTACCATTAATTTAATTCCAACTGCTGTTACTCCTGGATCATATACAACCACAAACTTAACTGTAGACGCTTACGGACGTATTACAGCTGCATCAAATGGTACAGACGTTGTTGGTATCACTGAAATTGACACAGGCTTTGGATTACTTGGTGGCCCAATTACTACAACAGGTACTATTTATGTTGATAATACTGTTATCGCTTCATTAACAGGCACACAAACATTAACAAACAAAACAATCAGTGGATCAGCTAACACACTTACTAATATTGGTAACTCATCATTAGTTAATAATTCACTAACATACAATGGCGTTACTGTAGCTTTAGGTGGGTCAGGCACAATTACAGCAGCTAATCCTTATGCATTAGCATCAGGCACTGGCTTAGCTGGTGGTCCTTACAACGGAAGCGCTCCAGTTACTTTTACGATTGATTCAACAGTTGTTACAAAAACTGGTACTCAAACACTTACAAACAAAACATTAACAGCACCAATTATTTCAACGATTGTTAATACAGGCACATTAACATTACCAACATCAACAGATACATTAGTAGCTCGTGATACAACAGATACACTTACAAATAAATCAATTAATGGTAACAACAACACATTAAGTGATATTCAAAATGCTTCATTAGCTAATGATGCTGTAACATTTAATGGAGTCACTGTTCAGTTAGGTCAATCAGGAACTATTGCATTAGCATCACCTAATCCTCTTGATTTTGGAAATGGCTTATCACCAATTGGCGGTAGTTTTGACGGATCATTGCCAGTAACTCTTGAAATTGACACTGCTATTGTAGCTACATTAACTGATACACAAACGCTTACTAACAAGTCAATGGATGGTAATGACAATACATTTACTAACCTTCCAAATTCTGCATTTACTAATGACACAATCACTATTGGTACAACTTCAATTGCACTAGGTGATACATCAACTTCTGTTGTTGGATTAACTGATGTAAGTATTGGTACATCAACACCAAACACAGGAAATTTACTTACAATTGAAAACGCTGGATATTTTAGCCCTACATTAAATAATACTGCTGGCGGCGGAGTAGAGTTTAATTTCACAAATAATGCAAATACAAATACCATTGGTATGGGTGCAGGTGGCCAAGGTGATAATGAATTTTATCTTTGGACATATACTGCAGCACCAATTGGTTTCTATACAAACAACTTATTAAGACAATCGATTGACGAAGATGGCGTTGTTAAATATTTTGGTGCTAATGTCACATCATATTCACCATTTAATCAAGCTATGCAAGCGTGGCAAACTGATTACAATGGATATCAGCTTGTTTATGCGCAAAATATAAATAATGGAAGTAATGCTTCAACTGACTTTGTAGCTTATAACGATGCGTCAGATGTTGACTCATATTTCATTGATATGGGTATTGTTAGCTCAAACTACACAGATGTATTAAACACAATATTCCCTGCAAATAGTGGTTATGTATATACAGGTGGAGGATCAGGCGGACAAGCATCCGCATTGCTATTAGGTACAAGTAATACATTAAGTGATTTTATTATGTTTACTGGCGGTACATTAACAGCAAATACAAGAATAACAATTAAAGGTGATACAGGTAATACATTAATTGGTACAACAGCTGATACAGGCGAACTATTACAAGTTAATGGTTCAATGTATGTAGATGGTGCAACTGAGTTTGGTTCTACAGTTTTATTAAACGCTAATCCAACACTTAATCTACAAGCCGCAACAAAACAATACGTTGACCAAGCTGTATCAACAGGCTTCACAGTTCATGATCCTGTTGTTTATTCTTCAGTTGCAGCGTTACCAGCATATACATATTACAATGGCCCAGCTAATGATGGTGTAGGCGCTACAATTACTGCAACATCTAATGGTGCATTGGTTTTAGATGGCCATACATTTGTATCTCCTGCTGATGATGGCATGCGTGTTCTTATTAAAGACGAGCCTTCTGTAGGTTCTTTTGATGCTTACAATGGTATTTATGTAGTCAATCAAACTGGTGATCCATCTAATCCATTTATCTTAGAAAGAGCTACAGACTTTGATCAAGCTATAGCTGGAAATATTGCAAACAATGCATATACATTCATTACAAACGGCTCTACTTTATCAGGTGACTCCTATGTATTATCTGTATTAGGTGCGATTGTAGTAGGTACTACACCTCTTACATTTACTCAATTTGCTAACTCACTCACCTATACTGGTGGTACAAATATTGATGTTAGTGGCACAATTATCTCTCTTACAGGCACAGTGGCCGCAACAAACGGCGGTACAGGTACTGCAACTGTTGCAACAGGCGATTTACTTTATGGCTCTGGTACAAATACATGGTCTAAATTAACTAAAGGCTCTGCATATAAAGCATTAGTAATGGATGCATCAGGTACTAATGTACAATGGAATGCTATAGCTCTTAATGAAACAACTGCTGTATCAGGTCAATTAGGTGTAAGCAACGGCGGTACTGGAGCTTCAACACTTACAGGTTATGTAAAAGGCAGTGGAACTTCAGCATTTACTGCAGCAGCAACAATTCCATTCGCTGATATATCAGGAACAATAAGTACTACAAACGCAGCAACATTTGATAACAGTGGATCAGGTGCTGCATCTGGCGCTACTTTTGATGGATCTGCTGTCAAAACAATTTCTTATAATACATTAGGCGCGCCAAAAGCAGACGGTACAGGCGCATCAGGTACATGGGGAATTAATATCAGTGGCAACGCTGCTACTGCAACTTCAGCCACATCAGCAACTACTGCTACAAATGTAGCTGGAGGCTCTGCTAACGCACTTGTTTATCAAACAGGATCTGGTGCTACAGGATTTATCAATGCTGGCTCTAATGGTTATCTACTTACTATATCAGGTGGTATTCCTACATGGCAAGCAGCCACTGCAACTG